TTTACCTGATCTACATCTTTTAACTCTGGTGGTATTTCAACATCATAACCTTCTATAACATTACGATCTACAAAACCCCAAAACTCTAAAACTTCAAATCTCTGAGAATAATCATCTTCATTATCCTCATTCATAGCGTGTTCCCACCATTCCTTATTGTAATTTTCACCAATGTCTAAAGCTTTATCAACAGCATTAGCTCTAAAAAAGGGTCTTCTTTTTAAAGCACGTAGTTGTGAACGAGACATCTTGTGTCTCTCTATGACATACTCTGCTTCATCCATATTGCTTGCATCTGGATCAGGATAAAAGTTCCAGATAGAAACATTAGAAGTGTGTGGCATTGTTTTAAATATAGGATTGTACTCACCCTCATCATTCCAGTTAGCATATTCTTTATCTATTGCAAAAGGTCCTTTCATAATGCCAGTGCCAAATAAAGCAGCTTCAAAGGCAGTAGATCTTAATTGTTTCTTTGCATTAGACTCTTCTAACTGATCATGGATTTTCTTTTCCATTTTCTTAGCTGCGATTATAGCAGGATGAAACTGTACAGCAGAAGGACTACCACTAGATTTAAACTCTACATCATCCTCAACTGCCTTGAGATCGTCTTTAAGAGGTCCTACACGATCATTAAATTCTGTAAGGGTCTCCCCCGGTAAAAGTTTTCTTTCCTCTGCAGGGTCTGTTTTTGTCTCTCCTAGAGCATCTTTGAGTTGTGGGTTAGTTTCAAAGCTTACAGTATCTTCTACTCCTTCAGGTAAAGTCGTAGGACTAATACCCAGTGGAAATCTGTTTGCACCAAATAAAACTTCTACAAGTTGTCCATAAGCTGCAAGAACTTTTGTTTTAGTTACTTTAACAAAAACCCTAGACCTTTCTGTAGAAGTAAACTGTACTTCAGGACCATATAACCCTCTGTAGTTTCTATAGGCTTTGATCCATCTTTCCTCATCATATCTTCTTGCTGTTTCTGCTGTGTTAAATTTACTCCTAACAAAACTTTCTATCTGACCTGCAGGTGTGTCTGTCAGTCCTTCTGTATTCATGTCTTCTATTGCAGCTGATTCTTCAGCATCCATTGCCATTTGTTTTGTATCTTCTGCCATATTCTATCCTTAATATCCAAATGTTGCATCTGATGCCTGAAACCCTGTTCTTTGTGTATCAGGGTTATAATCAAACAAATTACTTCTTGGTCTTGTCATTACACCATATCTAAGTGCATCATAGAGGTGATCTTCTGACTTTGTATCTACATCCTCTGAATTAGATTTGTCAAGAGGAATTATCGGTAGTTGCGAGATAATATTTGTGCAGTTATTAAAAAACACCAATCGTGGTGATTCTGTAAATTCATCAATTTGTAGTCTTCTGTGAATCTCGTTCTTTCCTGCAATCCTACTCCCTCTACTTCTATCTGATGGTCTCCATCTACAACCTTTCATTATCATTTGTTCTGCTAACGAAGGTCCTGTATCTCCTCTTTTGTGCCACAGTGAACTATCAAGTACACCATAACGTATAGTTCCATCTTCTTGTTCTGCTTCAAGTATTAAGTCAGCTAAGTCTGCAGCTAGTATCTTTGATACATAAAGCTCCCTGTAAACAACTAACTGTTCATCAGGAGCGACTGCAAACCATAGAACCCCTGTATAACTTCCGTAGCCATAGTCACAGGCTCTGAACTTAGTCCAAC